AAGGTGGCTTCCAGCGTCTGGATGCCATCGGCAAGTCCCTGACTGACTGCATTCGCGCCGAAGTACAGACCGGCTTCGGTGGCGCGCACGGCCTGAAGATCTAGGCCACGCATGGCAGCCACGTGATCGGTAAAGATGGAATACAGCCGATCCACTTCGCCTTGCAGTTCGGTCTTGGCGGTATCCGACAACGGCTCGTGAGGTGAGTAGTCGTTCTTGTGGGCACCTGCCGTGATGGCAGTGAACCGGTAGCCATCTTTGGCGTCTTTCACCGACTGGTCGACGTGCAAGGCAATGACACCGATCGAGCCGACCCCACCCGTTTCCGTCATAAACAGCCGCTGGGCGCTGGCCGCAATCGCATAGGCAGCTGAGTACGCAGCATCATTGGCTACCGCCCAGACGGGTTTGACCGCAGCCACCTCGCGCACGCGGCGGGCCAACTCGAAACTGCCCGAGGCTTCGCCACCGGGTGAGTCGATGTCGAGCAGGATGCCGCTGACCAGTGGGTCGACAAGTGCCGCATCCAGCATGGCACTGATCTCGCCGTAGGACGTCAAGCCCGAAGCGGCCTCCATACCCAGCGAGCGCTTGACCAGCGAGCCGTGGATCGGGACCACTGCAATGCCCTTGGGGGCTGCGGCTGCAGGTGGCCGCTGGTACACGGCCATGTCCATGGCTGGCATGACCGGAACATCGGCCATGCCGATGCGCTGGCCGACCACCGACAGGATCACATCCAGCTTGGGTCGATGAATCAGCAGGGGCGTCCCGAACAGGCGGGAAGCAAGGTAAGTCATGGTTGGGGGTCCTGGTTGTTGGGTGGCGCGGCATCCGGGTCACTAGACTGCGGATCCGTGGGCTGCGCGTCGGGGGCGTCGGTGGGCGGTGCTGCGGCTGCCTGGTCATGCCGGGCATCAGAGTCAAAGACCAAACCCAGCGCATCCGCCCGGGCGTTGTCCGCAGCGATCTCGCGGTCCACGTCTTCGGCGTCGTAGCCATTGCCGGAGATGGCTTCCGAACGGCTCATAAGGCCCGCCCGGATCGCCAGCTTCATGGCGTTGAATTCCTTCTGCGGATCGACCCAGCTCCAACCCTGTGGAATCCACTTGGCGGCTTGGTAGGCGCGGCGGTCTTTGCGGTAGCCGGGCAAGTCAATGGCGCCTTCGAGCACCGCCTGATCCATCCAGGCGCGCCAGATCGGTCGGCACAGCTGGTGCACGATCACACCGTGCTGCAAGGCCTCGCACCGACGACGAAACTCCAGCAGGCCCGCCCGGATGGAGGAGTAGTTCACCTGCGTCAGGTCACCCGTGAGCATCTCGTAAGTGATGCCCATGGCTGCGGCCACCGCGCGGAACTGCTGGCGCATGAATTCGGCGTAGGAACTGCCGACATCAGCAGGTGCTGAGAACTTGATGTCTTCACCCGGCTCCAGGATTTGCAGCGTGCCGGGCTCCATACCCGCGAGCGCCACCCCATTGCCATCTGCTGCCGACTCGCCCATCAGGTTGTCTTCCGGGGCCATGCGGGTGATGAAGCCAGCGAACATCGCCGCCGTCTTTTTGCGCACCAGCTCCGCGTCGTCGTACTGGTCCAGCTCGTTGAGTTTGACCAGCGCCCGGGTGAGCCAAGGCTCGCCCCGGATCTGACCTGGACGCAAGGGGCGAAACAGGTGGATCACTTCACTGGCATCCACCCGGACGGTGTCCATGCCACCGCCACCGGCACTGCTGGACATCGGTGCCAGCAGGCCATCATTGGGGTGCGAGCGATACAGGTGATAGGCCACCCGGCGACCCAGACGGTCGAACTCGATGCCAGCGCGAATGACATTGCCACCAGGCAGATCCCGGTTCATGGTGGTTGGTAGGTGCTCTGCTTCCAGAACCTGGATTTGCAGCGCCACCGGCAGACCATCTTCGGTACGGCGGTAGCGCAGCCGAACCAGAGCCTCGCCGCCTTCGAGCATGGCGCGGGTGGCCAGAGCCTGAAGACCGTAGAAGTCGGTCAGCCCTGCTGCATCGGCCTGCTCGCACCAGTCCCACCAGAGGCTGTGGATGGCTTCTCGCGTAGCCTGGCCTTGCACCATGCTCTGCGGCTTGATGCCGGTACCGATCGCGTTGGCCACAAAGGCTTCGATGCCTGCGGCAGCCCAAGCGTTGCGCCGCACCAGGTCACGGCTCTTGGCACGCAGTTCGTCTTGGGCCAGCGACAGGGCAGCCACCGCACCCGGATTGCTCGGCATCCAGGCCAGGGCGCGCCGCCCGCCACCGGTGCCGTCATAGACGGGCGTGCCACCGAACATGCGCCGGCTGATGCGGGTCATCGTTTTGAACCAGGTCATCAGAGCGCCTTGCTCGTGGTCACGCGAATCTGGCGCGATTTGGGTGCACCGGATTGACGAGCGATGGTGGCTTCGACTTCAGCGATCGCGGTCTTCAGATCGGCCACGCTGCGGTACTCGATGCTCTTGCCCTCGTAGGTCACGCGGTGCTCGCCACTGGCCAGCGCTTCGCGCAAGGCCTGCAGGTGTTCTGGGGTGTAGGTACTCATCAAGTCATCCATCGGCTGCGCACCACGCGCCGTGCGGGCGCTGGCGTGCTGCCAGAAGTGCTGAGGCCACCGTCGAACTGCTGTTCTTGGGTGGCCTCGGGGGTTGTGATTTGTTGGGCGTTGAGCGCAGGACCAACGCCGAGTTGTTTTTCGAGTTCTTGCCAGTGCCGGTCTTCAAACCGATCCAGGCCTGCTGCCGCAGCCGCTGCCCGGGCGTAGACGTAGCAGTCCAGCGCCTCGTTGCGCTCGCGCATCTTTTGCCATTCGCGGTGGGCGAAGCCATTACGGTCACGCCGTGTGATCAACTGCTCGGCACAGAGCTGCTGCAGGTATTCCGCGTCGACCTTGGGCAGGTGCACGAAACCGGCCGGGTAGTTGGGCGTCACACCGTCCTCCGCCACCTCCGCGCTTTTGCGCAGGTTGTTGTAGAACTCCAGCTTGGCAATGCCGCCAGCGACCGGAAACACCTTGATGCCCCGGCGCAGCTTCTTGCCACTGGCGGTGGCGTCCACCGCAGTGGGCGTGCCAATCAGCGCCGCACCACCGGCAATGCCCTTGATCGGCATGAGCCGGGCATCGCGCACGCTGCGCACAAAGGCATAGGCCTCCTGGGTGGCGTAGCCGGTATCCAAAGCCAGGCGCGCCAGACTCAGCTGGCAGCCACTGCTGTGCGTCCAGGTCTCGCTCATCAGCTTGGCCAGGGCCGACCAGACCTCAGTGCGGGCCGTGTCGCCCATCAAGATTCGGTGCTCCACCAGCCACGCGGCCTTGCCGCGCCCGAAGGCCCAGACTGAGACTTCGATGCGGTCCTTCTGCACGTCGGCACCGGCAGTGAGCAGCAAGCCTCCCGTAGGCACGGTGCCGATGCGGTAGTCCTCCCTGCGTTCCAGCAGGCGTTGCCAGTCCGGAGCCTCACCCTCTTCGACCCATGTCTCACCCAGTTCGGTGTTCTTGAAGGTCTTGATGGCCGAGGCCGACCGACTGTCTGACATCGCCGCCGACTCCCAGGCCCGCGCGATCTCGATCCAGCTGCGCCAGCCCACCGGGCTGTAGAGGCTCGACAGGTGAAACCCCGCCGTGCGCCCGGCTTGTTCTGGCGCGCAGGCCTGCCACTGTCCGTTGTCCAGCATCCAGGTCTTGTGATGCTCGGCAATCGGCTGGCTGCAAGACTCGCAGATGTAAGCTGCCGTTTCAGGCTGACCGCGCTCCCAGCGAAGCTGCTCAAACCGCAGCCACTGCCGGTGGTCGCAGTGCGGGCACGGTACGAAGTAGCGGCGCTGGTCCGACGATTCGAACTCGCGCTCCACCGCACTGGCCCCTGCAATCGTTGGGGTCGAGACGATCAGGATCTTGCGCCTGGCAAAGGTGCGGGTGCGCGCCTCGGCCAGCGAGATCGCATCGCCTTCGCCTTCCACATCCAGCGGATAGCCGTCGACCTCATCGAGAAACAAGTACCGCACGGGCATCGAGCGCAGCCCCACCGCGCTGTTGGCGCCGGTCATCACCAGCACGCCACCATGGAACTCCTTGGCGAGGATGGTGTTACCTGAGTCCCGACTGCGCGCGGGAGCGATGCGCTCCTGGATGGCGGGGCTTTCTTCAATCAGCGCGTCGATGCGCTGCTTAGAAGCCCGCTTGGCCATCTCGACCGTGGGCCACACCGCCATCATCGGGCCCGGAGCGTGATGAATCACATAACCCACCCAGTTCAAGCCCAGTTCGGTACCGCCAACCTGCGCGCCCTTCATGAATACCACCCGCTCGATCGGCGACATGGGCGACAAGCAGTCCATGATCTCGCGCAGGTAGGGTGTGCGGCTGGTGCGCCAGCGGCCCGGCTCGGAGGCAGCCTTACTGGAGAGCACCCGATGCTTATCGGCCCATTCGGAGACAGTCAGCAGCGGATCGGGGGTGAGACCCTCGCGCCAGGCGCGTTCGATGGCGTCCCAGCCTTCGTAATAGAGATCGTCCATGATCAATCAACCTTGGCCTGCAAGTCGCCCAGGTCCTGCAGTTGCTGGCGCACGGCAGCGTCCAGCGCCACATGCAAGACGTGCGCATCGACGCCCAGCCCTGCGGCCATCTGCGACGAGATGCGCGCCGGCCAGTTGAGCCAGGCATCGCGCTCGGCACGGGCCAGCTTGAACACATGGGCCACGGCCTGTGAGCGATCAACCAATTCGCCCTTCAGTCGGGCCAGGCGCACCTTGTTGGTCTGTGCCTTGACCACCTCATTGACGGTGCGGGCTTGCAGGAGTGACGTGCCGCCACTCGACAGGGCTGGTGTTGGGACTTCTGGCGCTTCCCGTTGCAGGCGCGTAGGCGTTGCTGCGGAAGCCTGCTGAATCTCGCGGGCAGGTGCGGAAACCTGCGGGGCCGGTTTGTCACTGGCGACATCTGCCACCGACCGCCGGGTCGGTGTCGTGTTGGCCGCCCACTGGGCATCGGCCACTACCGGATCGATAGTGCCGTCCGGCAGTTGGCTGATGCGCCCGGTGTCGATGGCCTTCTTGACGGCCACGTGCGACACACCTCGGTGGCGCGCGTAGGCGCGAATGGACAGTCCCATGGTGTTGATCTACTCAATGCAAGTGGGTGGCCTCCGGAATGCTGGTTGTCATGCAAAGGCGAGTGAATCACCCGGGATAAGAAAGAGCT